CTACATGTACTTTAATTCTCATTGTTTTTTTCTCCTTCTAATCTATTTTCAGCTTTATTTTCTGCATTATTTCCAATTTGCTTCAGCGCTTTTTTTAATGTGTCCGGGATCGGTACGCCCAGGTTCCCGGCGTTTTCTAATAAGCTTAAACCCTCATTTGCTATAAACAATAAACAAACGATATTTTTAAAATATGCGCCGCCCTGGCCGGTGGCCATGTCTATTTGTACCGCTGTCATGACCACGAATAATTCAGCTATTTTTTTAAATAACCCCTTAAGGCCAATGGATGACGAAAGCGTCTTTGTCTCAAATGCGACCATCAGGCCCGTTATATAGTCGATGGCCATTAATGTCACCAGGACGCACATAAGTATGTCCCACCCTCCGAATACCCATGTAATGAATCCTACCAATGCCGTTACGACCCCCGATACAACCGGGCTATCTGTCAAATATCTCATTTTGTTTTCTCCTTCATTTTAAAAGCCGCATATCTCTATACGGCCTCGTTGATTAATTGTTTTAAATTTATGTTTTCCAATGTTAGCCGATTGATCAGCTCCTGTTGTTCCCTGATTGTTTCCCGCTGGCTTTCAGTGATCGCCTCATATTGTAAGTATATTTCCAGCATTTGTTCCATTATACTGTGTAGTCCTCACCAGTAATTGTTTTGTACTGTTCGGCGGTAATCCATTTTGCTCTGACAAAAATTTTGACCTGATCATTTGTGTACCGGCCTTCGTCGTAATATCTTTTGATACTGTTATACATTTGTTGTTCCTCCTATCGTTTCTGCAATCATGACCAACATGTTGGCATTTTCGTTTTTCACCCCTTCAATTTCCATTTCATTGACCGCCTGTTTAAAAAGCAATTCCGCATTTTCATTTTTAATTTGCTCTTTTTCTTTTTTCTCTACAATAATTTTATTGTTTATATAAACGCCCATGGTTTTCCTCCTAGCTGACCGTATAGGCAAGTTTGTCAATCTTTGCGTCGGTTGCGGTTATCTTAAGTGTAACCTCCGCACTGCTAACATTTGTTTTTTCATAAATTTGTTTTTCGGCATCTACTTCTTTTAGCGTCATGTCTGCCGCGTTGATCTGCGGGGCGAACTTTAATTTAGTAATTTGTGTCCCTGCTGCCAGAGTGATCGGCTTGTCCAGGGTTATGACGTGTGGTGTGGTAAATATCGTTTGATAGCAACCATCACCGTCTACCGTGTCAGATACCAAGATATCAGATTTCAGATTGCAAAGCGGGCGAACACCACAAAGGCCATTATAGGCGCTGTTGCTGCCCAGTGCGCCGGACGAATAGACGATCCGGGCGACATACGAATAGCCGGAGTTCGGATCTCGTAGCCAATAATACCAGCCAGCTGAAGTGCTTGCTGGTTTACTCGCCGATAACGTATTAGTTACCAGGGCTTGTGTCGGGTATGCTATGCGGCTGGCATCTGTTGCTGCTGAAAAAATACTTAAAACAACCCCTGACGCTATTGAGTTTTCGTTTGGTAATCCAACCTCCGTTGTCCCTGGCAAGAAAAACTTTCTAATAATATCTTCATAACTGCCTCCGTCCGTTATTGTATTTTTCACAACCCGGATTGTCGTATCCATGACCGCCGCCAGCTCATCTGCGGTGAAATAGCTTTTGAATCCCTGCTTGTCGTCGTACCCCGTAGGTTGTGACATGCCAGCGTCGTTCGGTGTTGCATCATAGGCGTGTGCTGCTGCCCACCACGAAGTCCCTGAATCGTTCAAATACTGATCGACATTCGATACCGAATAACGGTTATTCCCATAGCTTTGCCGGTTCGCATCGGTGTTTGTTGGTTCTTTGGCGTCAAATCCCCTTAAGTCGATAATGCTTTCTGTGATTAATGTCACACTGTTGGCCGGATACCCCGAATGGTTTTTATCGGCCACCTTCCATATCAGCGGCGCCAGCGCTTCTGATTCTACTTTGTAATTTCCAAACTTAACTTTGGCCCCAACGGCCAGATTGCTTATTGATTGTGCCACTACTTACCATCTCCTTTTTCAAAAATATTTTTATACAAAATATCCATTTCTTTAATCAGACCATAGCAATTGCCATGGCTTGCGTGTCCTTTCCAGCTTTCGTAACTTCTTTCAACTGCTTCTTTTGTCATCACCCCCTTGGCATATTTCACTTTGAATGATTTTAGTTTTCTTTTCATCGCTCTTTTACTGGCGGTTCTTATCTTTCTAACCACCTTTCCCGAATCAGTCATGTAAACATGAAAACCCAGAAAATCCACACCATTTTTTAGTGGGAATATCTGGGTTTTCTTATTTGTTTTTAGCTTCAATTCTTCTTCGAGAAATATCTTCATGGCTTCCAGTTTCTGTTTTGCCTCTTCTTTATTTTCAACGATGGCCATCCAGTCATCCATGTAGCGGATATAATATTTTATCTGCAGCTTTTCTTTTACATAATGATCGAACTTGCTGAGGTAGAAATTGGCAAACCATTGGCTTGATTGATTTCCCAACGGAATACCAGGGCCTTCTGTACTGTCGATGATCTGTTCTATCAGCCACCAGACGTCGTATTCTTTTATTAGTGGCCTTAGGTTATCTTTGAGGATCTCGTGATCGATTGAATAAAAGTATTTTGAGATATCACCTTTAATAACCCATCCATCTACCCCATGTTTTCGATAGTGCCGTTTGAAAAACTCTTCTGTTCTTTCCAGTCCGGCGTGTGTCCCCTTGCCGGTTCTGCAGGCGTAGGTATCGTAAATTAAATGCCGCTCGATCACTGGCGTCAATACCTGTTCGCACAGGCATCGCTGAACGACACGATCACGAAAGGGTGGGGCCATCACCGTTCGCTCCTTTGGGTAGTAGACTTTAAATTTATAATAGTCGCCAATCTTATACCTTCTGTCTCTCATCAGGTATTTTGTATGATTGACGGCTTCCATTGCATGAAACCCATATCTTGCCACGCATTCTTTATCTCTTTTTCCTTTTCTTGTATAAAGGTATGCGCAGTATAAATTTTTGAATGAAAATATTTCTTCTGTCGTCATGCTTCTGCTTTCTTTTTTTATTTCCTGCCGTCCCTAGCTTTTGGGTCATTCTTTCGAACCGTCCGCATCAGCAGGTTTGTATTTACCTCTTAAGGCGGGATGTTTTCTCCTTTGTTGATGCGCTTATGTTTTCGGTTTCCCTACTCAGTCGAAGGTTTGCATCAGAGCGGGCGAACTCCATAATTGCCATTATAGGCGTTGTTGTTGTTCAGTGCGCCGGACGAATTGACGATCCGGGCGTTATACGAATTGCCGGAGTTTGGAGAATCAGAAAATACCCCGTATTAATTATGTTCGTTTCATCCATGCGGCTGTGAGGTATTTCACATCCATTGTTTTTTTAACCCATGTCTCCATTGTTCCAGTACCGATGTATTGGCGCTTATGGCAAATTTCAACCAGGGCCAGAAAAACATTTATCTCACTTAAGACATCGATCTGAACCTCCTTCCTGGCATTGATCGGCAACTCGTTTGCTTTGGCCAGTTTTTTGTAGATGTCCAGTGTCATGTTCTGCATACGATCCACGAAAGTAAAGCGGGCTTTTTTCGGGAATCGCTTTGTGTTGTCGGTAATAACCATTGTATAGTCAATCAATTCTCTGGCCCGGTCAAACACCTTCATCATGATTCTGTTACTCCGGTGATTGTGTAAATTTCTCCGTTGTACCAGAACTTTTCTCCGACTGTTCTTAAGCCCGGTGTGATGTTCATGCTGATTGTTGAACTGTTGTTGACTGCCACATCAACAGCGAACAATTCTCTTTCTAGATCGTAAACAGCCAGCTCCAAATCAGAAAAGCTTTCAAATGTTTCGTCATTGAATTTTAATAGTTGCTCACCCGAAAACGAAACGTCAGTATCTGCTAGCGTAGCAGTTGTACTGGTAGTATCAATATTGCTGTTGTCTTCGAATAGATCAAAAAACCCAATCCCCGTTTTGTTTAAAAATTCCGACACATTAAGTTCATCCAGCTTTAATTTTATATCTAAAATTTCCCGCCTGTCTGCCAGTTGTTGTTGATATAAATCATTTGTATCATTTTTTAAATAAAAACAATCATTAGTCAAATCATACCAAATAGTTACTGACTCACCTGCTGTTAGCGTTGGCACATCAGTTGTATTCGGCTTGTAAAGCGATTTACCATTAATCGTCGTTGCTGCTGATTGGTTATCTTCTGCTATTACGAACGTAACTTGAAAGCCGTCCTCCAACTCAACATTGCTTAATGTGATCGCTGTTCCAGTTCCGTTTGCGGTTTGAATCTTCTTTAAATTTGCTATTGCAGTTGTATGAACAGCGATATCAGCAATATTATCATTTATTAAATTCAATAAATTTCCAGCTGTATTTTCGTCAAGAACTTCCTGCAGTCCTGAAAACCAAAGATTAAAATCTGACTGAAATTGTGACTTCATAGTAGTAAGATCAATTTCACCTTGTTCAGTAGTATTTGCTAACCAAGCCTGATACTGTGAAAATAACGTTGTTGTATCAACCTGATCCACAACTCCACTCACAATCCCGCAATATGTATCATTCAGCCTCAGATCCGTAATATTCGCCTGGCTAATACTCACCGCACCATTAGCCACATAAATATCCGCAACACCCAGCTCCCACATATCAGCATCTCTCTGAAGTTCTGGAGCTACAGGTGTGCTGGCAAATGTACCCTTTTTAATATAGGCTTTTATTTCCCTGTCCAGAGTCGTGCTGCGGATCACAATCCTGTCAATTCTTTTTAAAACGCCATCTGCAGTTTCCAGCGTAAGTGTCTTATCACTGTCATTTTTGTACCGGTATCCATTAATATAGGCATTACCAGGTTTCAATGTCACGGTCATGTCACCGTTGGCTAGTACCTGGCATTGTGTAGATGGATTGGGATAAATACCATTACCAATAAAATCAGCAAAGTATTCAGCAAAGAAAGCTGTAAAATATTTTCTATCACCATTATAAGACGGGAAAAACCCGCTTGTTTCTGCCATACAATCACCCCTTTCCTAATTTCTTTATCTTATCTATGATTGTTGGTGCTTCATCACCGAAAACTACATTGATTTTTTCGTTTCCGTCCTCGTAGACCTCTTCTATTTCCTCAATCCTGGTATCCAGTTTGACACCCCACTTTTTATTGATGTTCGTGACAATATCGCCCAGGTCATAATCTTCTTTATATTTCCTGTTGGCATTCACATCAATGGCACTGTCAAAAACACAAACTGCTTTTGATTCTGCCAGTTTCTCATTACCTTTTCCTTCCAGCAATGCCAAATACTCTGCTTCTGTCAGCGTCACACCGTCCACAACATTACTTAAACTCTTCTGATCATTAAATACTTCAAACCGATCCAATCCGGTTGCACTTCCTACCGTGGCCATGACTCTTTCTGATCCTTCACCGGTACCACCGACCAGGCAAACATTCCGGTAACTGCCATCACTTTCAGTATATTCCTGGCTTTCTACATTGTTATAATCCAAGGAAAAGATGCACCTTGGATTAACACTCTGGGCTGATGTCCGGTCCAGTCCTTTATAGGTTTCAAACAGCATTGATTTTGTTGCTCTGTCAAAAGCTACACGATGTCCAATATCTGATAATGTGCTTAACTTTTCCAGCTCATCCGTTAAGTTTTGATATGATGTCTGATAATCTGCTGTTTCGGTGAAGTTCATCAATGTTCCCAGTGCCAGGCCTGGTATAATTCTGGCAGTGTCTTCCGGATCTATTGAGTTGTTATTTACCATGTCACGCATGGCCACTTCTACCATCCCATTAATGATTTCTGTTCCCCAGATAATCCGGCGGTTAAGATATCCAGTTAGAAAATTGCCACTAACCACCAGGACTTCTTTTCCTTCATCTGTTACCTTTAAATTTCGATACTTAATAAACCCGGCTTCCGGATCCCCTGGCTTGATGATAGTATTGCCCCGCTGCAGCATCTCAATATTTTTAGATGTGGCCGGGCAATGTATTTCAAACTCTCCTGTTTTCCGGTACCGGCGCACCCAGCGTAATGATGTCCGATTATTTACTGATGCCAGCATATTAAAATTTCTGTCTGCTACATATAAATCCATGCTACACCCCCAAATAACGGTCTTGTCTATAGATATTTACTACCAAGTTATCAAGACCGCTTTCAGCATCATACCGAAACAGGTTATCACCCTGGTTAAGCTTTAAAAAGGTCATATCTTCATCGATATAGTTAAAGGCATTGGATATAACCCCGTTTAGTTCCATTTCCACATTTTCTTCAGCAAAATTCGTATTGATCCGGATGATCTCACCGGCTTCCATGGTCTTGTTTATTTTGGTAAATTCCTGCGTATTCACATTAAAAAGTGAAGGATTTTCCAAAGTTGCCAGAGCCCGAAACTCAATAATCATTCCGCTGTCAACATCTCCATTATTAATACAATTGACAATTAAAGATGGCTCCCTGTGCCCCATGATGATTCCCTCTTCTGGGATCTGCAGCCCTTCAATGTGATCAAACTCAAAATCTCCTACCCACAAGGCAATTTCATCTTTTGATTTGTACAGATCTTTCCAATAAGGATCACTGGCCACAATGGATATAACACATTCACCTCTTCGATCATTGGTATTCACAATAAAAGGTACTTTTGCCGGTATACATTTTATAAACAGATCTTTTTCACCGTCATTTTTTATCAACTTTCCTTCATCAAATTTGGGATTTAATACTCTCCTTAGTTTTGACTTAAGTTGATTAAATTCGTCCTTATTGCTGCCAATAACCGATACTTTTAGTGTGATTTCACTATCATCCAGGGTATTGCTTAAATAGGTGTTCCCGTCTTGTCCGGCCCCTTTATTAGTATGATTGACTACTGCTATGCTCTGCGAAAAATCTTTAAGCCAGAAAGGAGCAGCGTTTGTGAAAGTTATTTCTTCTCCCTGACTGTTTTTAAACTTCAGTGTTTTCACGCGCTCCTCCTTTATTCCAATTGTAATGCCAGCTCCTGCATGGCTCTTTTCATTTGCCTTGCACTTTCAGCCGGGCTTAATTCTTTACGGCTGTAATTATTCTGCGTAAATTCAATCTTTGATCCTGCCAATACGCTGCCACCACTGTTTGCATAAGGGTTTTCGCTGGCTGGTATGATTGCTTCACCCTTATGGATCATGGCCAGCATATCATTTGGTACATACCGCGTACCCACAGCATAACTGGCACCAGACCATAACTGCATCGGATCCACATACTGGCCGTTAATCAGTAAACCAAAATGAAGATGCGCTCCATAAGATGCGCCTGTATTTCCCACTGTTCCAATATATTGACCCAGTGATACTGCCTGCCCTGCAGATACCGCAATGGTATCAAGGTGAGAATAAGAAGCTGCTATGCCATTTCCAAAATCAATGATTACCTGGTTTCCATATCCACCATTATATCCTGCAGAAGTTACAGTCCCATTTTGAATGGAATAAAGCGGTGATCCGGCTCCCACTGTGTCATTAAAATCTAATCCTTGATGGTACTGGCTCCCAACTGATCCGATTCTTTCCCCAAAATCTTCATCCCAGGCAAAGTATTCATCAAAAACTGATTGTCCAGTTGGTGCCCCCCAGAACATGCCATCTAATCCGATAGCACCAGCACCAAGATTAATGCCTAATTTTGATAAAAGTTCAGTTGCTGAACTTCCCAGCGTTGACATCAGTGTTCCAATATTCAATAATCCATTTGAAAATGATTCTTTCATCTGGCTTACAATGTTATCAACAAATGACATTAGGTTATCACCAGAAAGCCCGTTGATTAACCCCTGAATCATGAATTGTCCAATTTCTTTTAATACTTTTGAAGGTGATGCAATTCCAAAACCATCTTTAAATTTTTGTATGACACTGTCTACAAGCGTTGTTACGCCTGTATAAACTTCATCAACTTTATTGCTGATACCTTGAGCCATTTGTGTCATCATAGATTCACCAAGGCTTAATAATTCACCCGGCAATCCTTTTACCGCATCATATATCGTGCTCTTAATCAAATCCCATTTGGTTTGAGCATCAGATTTAATTTGATCCCATTTTGTCAGCAAATCATCAAGAATATTCTGGGCTTTATTAATAACATTTTCATAAATTCCACCAGCTTTAGTTGTGATGTCATCCTTGATATTCCCCCATTTAGTTTCTGAATCAAGTTTGACTGCATCCCATTTTTCAGCAACTTTTGTGGCCGTATCACTGACTTTTTCGGTCACATCATTTTTTATATCTGTCCATTTGTTGGCCAAATCTTCTTTGATGTTATTCCATTTTTCCTGTGAATCCTCTTTTGTCTCCTGCCACTTATCTGCCACCTTTTGGGCTGTATTAGTTACCTTTGTTGTCACATCGGATTTAATATCTTCCCACTTAGCGGCCAGATCTGTTTTGATGTCATTCCATTTATTTTGCGTATCTTCCTTTGTTTCTGCCCACTTATCTGCAACTTTTGTGGCCGTATCAGTCACCTTAGTTGTTACATCAGATTTGATATCTTCCCACTTAGCCGCCAGATCACTTTTTATAGCATTCCATTTTTCAGCCGTATCTGTCTTAGTCTCATCCCACTTTGTTTTAATATTTGTGGCTGTTTCAGTTACTTTGTCAGTAATCCCCTGTTTAATATTGTTCCAGGTATCCGATAAGAATGTTGTCAACGCATTCCATGCTTCTGATGTGGCAGTTGTAATGTTTGTCCATGTCTCTGATATTTTATTGAAAATACCACCAAACACCAATTCGAACATATTTTTCATACCATCAAGCGCATTGGTAATAAAATCGACAAAGCCCTGCCCGATTGATTGAGCAAATTCCCAGGCAGTTGCCCAGTCACCATTTAAAAGAGCAAATACCGTGCCGACAAAATCGCCAATAATTGAAGCAAGATTTCCAATGCCTTCTATGAAAGGTGCAATAGCCACAATTATGTCAGCAAATCCATTAATAAACTTATTGACAAATTCAGTAACAATCGGTAGGATTGTCGTCCCAATTAAGTCGCCAATCTGCTGCAGTATCGGTGTTGCGTTTGCAGAAAATCCTTGAAATGCTTCCAATGCTGGCTGTAATGCTTCTTTAATTCTTTGCATTGCATCCTGAAATGTTTTGGCAACAATATTAAATGCTAATTCTGCATTTTTCCTGAACGTTTCTGAATTATCCCAGGCCCCCTTAATTACTGCAGCGAGCGCAGCGATCGCTGCCACTGCAATTCCAACCGGCCCGGTTAATGCGGCCATGGCTCCTGATAGTCCGCCGGTTGCTCCTGCTGCTCCACTAGCAGCACCCGCTAATCCGGATGAACCTAATAAACCAAGAATATTAGATAATCCACCTGCTGCTGATCCCAAAATCATTAATAATGGTCCAGCTGCAGCTGCTAAAGCTCCGATTACTACACTGGCTTGTTGCATATTTGGGCTTAACTGGTCGAACCATTCACCCAGTTTTTCAACTCCACCAGCAACCTGTTCAATTACCGGTGCTGCTGCTGACATGATCGTTTCACCCAGTGTTGAAAATGCAACCTGAATACGCTGAAAAGCCATCTCTGCTTTATCGCCACCGTCCAGCAGTTCATCATAGGTACCGTCTAAAGTTCCCTCTGAGCCCTCAATGATCGCTAAAAAATCTTCAAATTCAAAACGTCCGCCCTGGATCGCATCAGCCAGATCCGGCCCGGCTTTCTGTCCAAATACCTCAATGGCCATTGTTGTTGCAGATGCAATGTCCGGTGCTTCTTTGATCTGCTGCAGGGTTTTCCCAAACTCTTCTTTTGCGTCTTTTCCTTCTGCTGACCAGTTCGAGATAGCTTTTTTCATTCCCGAAAAAGCAACTTCCGTATTAACCCCGGCTTTTTCCCATCCGGCAAAAATCGCAATCGATTCTTGCGTATCAAATCCTAGTGCCCGCATTGGTGCGCCGTATTTTGCCAGATTTTCGGTTAAAACATCAATTGATATCCCACTTGCCTGGCTAGCAGAAGAAAGCTGATCCAGGATCGTTTTATATTCGCTTGAATCAATTCCCGCATCGTTCATGGCACGTGATACTAAGCGTACCCCTTCAGTCGCATCCACCCCGGTAATCTTTGCAAACTTCAAAAAATCGGTGCTCATGGTTTCCAGATCATCACCGGTCACACCGAACCTTGTATTTACTTCACCGATCGCCCCGCCGATATCCTCAAAACTTCCTGAAACCGTCCCAGCTACATTTCGATAGGTTTCCTCCAAAGATGCAGCTGCATCCCCGGTGGCTCCAGTGGCTTTAATAATTGTGTCCATACCTTCATCAACTTCATTAAATGAAGTTACGGCAATAGCACCCAGCGCCATGAGCGGGGCAGTCACACCAGTTGTCAGCGATCCGCCCACATCTTTCATTTTTGTTGATGCCTTATCCAGCTTGTCAGACATTTCATTAATGGAAAATGTGCTGATCTGCTTATTAACATCTTTCAGCGCTTTTTCTGCATCATAAAGCTTTGTTTCAGTGTCAGACAGCTTTTTATTTGCAGCAGTCATTTTGCTGGTATTGGAATCAATGGCATTGTCATTATTTTTCTGCTGCTTTTCAAGCTTTGAAAGCTCATCCGAAAGCGCCTTTGCTTCATCAGAATTTTTTCCATAGGCCTGTTTTGCTTCATCATATTTCCGGCTTGTTTCCTCTACCTTGGTGGCCAATTCACCTTGTTTTGTTTTAAGCTTATCCTGCTTATCCGTTAAAGCCTGGATATAGGTTTTCTGAGTATCTAAAGCCTGAGATGCCACTTTTACTTTTTCGGTCAGTAATCCCTGCTGACTGGTCAAACCCTTATACTTGTCTTCACTCAGTGCTGCCTGTGATGCAGAAGCTTTCATGGATGAATCAATGCTTTTAAGCTCTTCATTCATCTGCTTAGTCGCTTTCTGAAAATCAGCTATATCCGCTCCGACTCTAAGTGTTGCACTTGCCATCAGTTATCACCTCCGTTTCTGATCCAAAATATGAGCCCTTCATATAAATCGATATAATCAGCGTTCCAGGCATCCAGATATGAACAGTTCAAACATTTTGATGCCAGTAAACAGGCACCCTGCAGATCTTCAATAATACTTTTCTGTTCATCCTCTTCTTTGATAATGCCACGCTCTTTAAGGGCTTCTTTCATGGGGCTGAATTCTTTTTCCTCGTTTATTTCATCCAGTTCTTTCTGTTTTTCTTTCAGTTTTTCAAAGCAAAAAGAAAAAAACCACTCATTGACGATCACATCAATAGCGGTTTTTTCTTCATAAAACTTGGGAATCTGTTTATCTTCTAGGAATTGCTTGATATTTTTTGCGCTAAACTTGCTGCGCTTTTCTGAAAAAAATCATCATACACCTGGCTGATCCGTTCGGCTGCGCCCTTCTCAATGTTAATCTGGACCTCACGAACAAAAGTAACGAGTTCCTGAATGTCTCCCTCTTCATCAATCAGATCCGCTGTCAGTCCTTCTTTTTCAAATATTCCGGCAATTACTGTTTCAACCTGGTCAAGTGCCTGATCCGTGTAATTGTTGTCCCGGAAAAGATCCATATCAGCTACATCATTAAGCATGTCTCTGAACTTCTTATAATTTCTTGGTGACAGCTTTGTTAAAGTAAATTGCTGATCGCCAATATTTAAAACAACTTTCATGCTACCTCCTTATTAAACTGCAAATGTTGGTTCTTGCACGGCTGTAAACCAGTCATCCAATGCCGCTGCTGCGTTGGTATCTGTTTCTGTCAAAGCCTCTTCATTAACTGTGATAGAAATAAGGTTTTTGCTGTCTCCGTCAATAACAGTCGGCTTTCTGCGCTGGTAGAACTTACCCTTGATGGATTTTGTTTTGGTATTGGTTTTGTCTGTTTTTGTTTCGTATTCGTCCCCTTCTGAATTTGAGAACTTCCCGCAATAATACCAGGTTAATTCCATTTTCCCGCCGGTTCGCTCAGATGCAAACCCCAGCGCCATTTCTTTAGAAATATCCTGAGCGGTTTTAATCAGGTATCCTTCTTTGTTGATGTGGCCAAACAGTAAAGCCTGCTCAGACGGGCTTAAAGCGTTAAATTCAAAATCCACATCTGAATCCGTATAATCATTGATAACCTCTTCCAGCATGTTTTCTGAATACAGATTATCATCCGAATAATTGTCTGTTACCTTTGCCTTAATTGCGCCAGAGACAAAAACAGGCGTTCCAACCGTGTAGGTTGTATCTGTATTGGCAGTAACTTCTGCTACATGGACATTGTATAAAAATCTTGATCTTGATTTTGCCATTTATTCTTCCTCCAAATAATAAAAATTTAATTGAATATGGAAATAGTTAATTTCCTGTATAAACTCGTTTCCATTCCCCAGCCAGTCAAAGCCCACCTGGGAAAGTTTTTCCTTTATCTGATCCTTGTAAGTGTGAACTTCCACTTCATTCAGTCCCAGCACATGCACTTCCAGATCATGGCCGGTTCCTTCCACATAATCATCAGAATCAAAGGCCGGATATTCAGCCGTTTCATTGAATACGACATATGTACAGTCCAGATCTTTTAAATAAGTGCTCTGATAGACATTTTCCAGCTCTTGTAAAGCCAAAAACACTTTATCACTTAAAATCATCCCATCACCTCTTCAAGCTTCTTCTGGTACTCTTCTACGCCTATTTCATTAATATGCGTAATTACCGCTTCATTTGCACTGCTGAAAAGCTCAAGTTTAGCAATCTTAGGAACCGGCCTGTTATGATTTTGCGGGGCTAAATGTTTATCCACCCCTTCTTCAAAGAATTTTGCATAAAAGTTTTCACTGTTATCCGATGGCCGCCAACCGATAAAGCCAAACATCTGGCCGTTTGATGTCTTAACGCCATCGACCGGAATGTTATCCGCTGCATGTTTGCCAGGGATTGATCTTGCCCGTCCTCTTTTTGGCCCGGAATCCTGCACATTTAAAGATTTAGGCACCCGTTTTTTGACCAGTTCCTTACCATAGTCCTGTCCGGATTTGATAATCTTCTTATTGACCGCTTTTAAGGTCTCTTCTGATGAAGCTTCCCACAGTTTTTTCTGCAGCTCTTCAAATCCTTCAAATTCTATTCTTACTTTCATCCTACTTCACCGCTTCACATCGAATTTCAAGGTACTGCCGATCATTTTTAGCAAAATCAATATCATAAATCCGGTATTTATTCTCGTTGAAAATGATATGATATCCCTTGAAATTCCATAATGCTTCCATGGCCTTGCAATAACGGACCTTTAAAACCATGATGTGCGACATTTCAGCCTGCAGACTATTATATAATTCGGCACTCTTAAGGCTTAACGGCTCTGCCCAGCACTCACGAAACAAAACCGGCGGTGCGTCAACAGGTCTTCCCGCCACACGCTCCCCCGGTACTTCCTTCATAATTTTAATTTTTACGTTTCTTCCCATTGGGCACTCTCCAGATGTTCAAAAATCGTCATGACAATGGTTGACTGCTTTGTTCGATCGGCCACAGTTGTGGATCGTTCGTCATACATATCCTGGATAATCTTCTTTTGAACCAGAATCCCGGCTTTTTCATATTCCGGATAGTTTTTATAAGCAGATCCGACCGACTTATCAATATAAAAATCCGATAAATCGATCAGATCCGTAATAAAGTCATCATCATCGTCAAAGTCCACCCGTAAATAATCTTTAACCTCCTGGAGGGTTATTTTTCCACTCGCTAAATCCATTCATTATCCCCTCATCCTCTTAGGCTGGTTTTGTAAATTCTACTGACAGACAGGCACGAGCATCCAGTTTTGCGACATCGAAACGTTCCAGAACTCTGATTGCTGTCTGGTTGTATCCGAATAATGCATGTTCTGATGAGCTGATCACATACCCTTTACGGTCAAAGAATTTAACCAGAGCCCAAATATTTACCACATAGAAAATCAGGTTTCCTTCTGTTGCTGGCTCAACTACAGCATCATCCAGTACAACCAGCGGTTTCCCATTAAATACTTCTGTTCCATCTGGCATTGTTTTTACCAGTTCCAGGCTGCGCCCTTCATTGTCTTTTACACCTTTCAGGTAAACATAACCGGTCAGATTAGTAACAGTCACTGCGCCATAACGTAATGATGGCAGGATCCCATTAATGGCACCTTCAACATCTTCATAGCTGGCTGCACCGGTTACCGCTGTAGCATTGGTGGAAATAATCGTCATAATCTCATCATTTTCGGTTAATACAGAAGCTTCTGCAAAGTCAGGCGTAATCACGTTTTGAATGATCCCCACCACTTCATCTTCAAGCAAGCTGTTTTCAACCGGGATGATTTTTCCATAGTCATCAATTGCATAATCAATTTTTGATGTGGCCATTGATGCTTCTGGAATAGCGACACCAGATGTCAGCTTGGACAGTTTATTTGATCCAATTGTGGCAAAAGGCATTTTACCGCTTTGAGTTGTAACTGGGATTACATGACAATAAGGCTTAAGGGATGGAAAACCCTTTCTTAAAATCTGCAGCTGGTTCACAAACCCTTCCGGAAGAATAGCCCCGTTGTCTGCCACCGTAACCAGAGCACGTTCTTCAGGTGTCAGTGACGCTTTTGTCAGCATCTTGGCAATTGCCCGGTATTCCTGGGAATCCGCTTCTTTTTTATCTCCCTGCAGCATCAGAATATTTTTTTCTCTTTTGGCAATTTCTTTTTCACGATCTTCAGCATCAGAAATCATCC